CTCGAATGTCCATCGCGATGTCACTATTCCTCTTCCGGAAAACATTGTCTTCCCAGAAGCCGGATGTGGAGGATTACGCGGTTCGTATGAGCCGCGAGGGAACATCTAGTGACCCCGATTTCGCCGAGTTCGCTCGTCACGAAGTAGGAAAGATGTTTCCGCCGGGGTGGGATAGTGAACTCTATCCTAACGCCGCGCTTTCCTCCTGCTTGACTCGGAGCTCGTGTGCTCAGTCAAGCCGGTCTAAGGGGGGTTGTAGAAAGTATGTACTTTCGTCTGACATTTCTTGGAATAGTCATGCAAAGTACGTAGAGAGAGTGCTAACCAGTGAGACGGAACCGGCCCTGCTGCCGTCTCGTCTGGCTGCTGTTGAGACTGGAGGGAAGTGGAGGATTGTTTCCTCCGCCGACTGCCGTATGTCTCTTCTTAAACCTCTCAATACAGCTATCTACAACCGGTTGTCCCGCTTCGATTGGTTACTTCGAGGCGAAGCCAAGGTGAAGTCATTTCGTGACTTTACCCGTGTGCCAGGTCAGGTATTTGTCAGTGGAGACTACGAATCAGCGACTGATAATCTCTCTATGGAGATTCAGAAGACTATTCTTTCGTCTCTACTTGATAATGCTTCCTGGGTGCCCCAGGGCATCAAGGACCTGGCTTCTGCAAGTCAGGAGGGTATCCTTTCTTTTGAGGGGAAGGAGTACTTGCAGAAGCGTGGACAACTTATGGGAAATCTTCTGTCATTTCCACTGCTCTGTATCGTCAATTATTTAGCTTTCCGTTTCTACACGAAATCTCGCCGGGGAGAGATTCCCGTGAAGATTAACGGTGACGATATTGTCTTCCGTGCTAGCAAGGAGACAGCAGATAGGTGGATGAGCGGGGTGAAGGGATCGGGTCTTGTGCTCAGTAGGGGAAAGACCATGGTCCACAGTACTTATTTTTCGTTGAACTCCAAGCTGTTCGCAGCAAGGGGCTCTTCTGTAAAACTTGTACCGTCTATCCGCTCAACTGCGTTCGGGTTTAAGGATGTCGAGGACGGTGTTTACTCTCTGCGGGGTAGATGGCAGAGAGTTCTCCAAGACTATCCTTGCTCGAAGAGGAAGAGAGTGGTCCTTGGGACTCACTTTCTCCGTCTTAACACGAAGTACGTTGTTGCTTCGAGACGCAGCGTTACGAGAGGTCTTGATATGGTTATGCCTTATCAGTCCCTCATGGCGTGTAATCTTTGGAGAAGGGAGTGTTTTTATCTCTCCTTCCCCAAAGAGGACCCGCTACCGATATCTCCTAAGGCCTCTTCGAATCTTCGGATTCCTGAGGGCTGGGAGTGTCGTCGTATCGAAGAACCGACAGAAGAGATGTTGACCGTTCAGAGGGAGATCGGTCCGTTGTTCCTGGCTTTGGCTTGGGAGAACGGCGAAGTCTCGGACGAGGCGTTGGCTAGGGCCCGGTATGAAGAAGCTGTGCGTTTGGCACCTTCTTTTAGGGCTGCAAATATAAGGTCGAGACGGAAGCAGGCTAGGCTTTTACGTCTCTCTTTAGCCAACACCCGTAGATTCTTGAAGCCCTCTATCCTTAGGGATGGTCGGGTCCTAAGGGATCCTGCGGAGATTGTCAAGATCTATCGTCCGGGAGGCAAGCGTTTGTGGTTGCCTATCGGGTTTTTGAACCGAGACCAATTCTCGTTGAAGGGGCTAGGAGCGGTTCGAGAGGAGAAACATCTCGAACCTACGCCGGGATTATATCTCGGTAGGGGTACGGTGTGGGATTGTTCATCCGAAGACGAACAGCCCCGGCTTGTTCAAGCTCTTCCCGGTGCCAAAGTAAAACTTTTTAAGGGATACATT